AAAGAACGGTCCCATACAGTTTCCATCGGGTTCTGGTATGACACCGGAAGTAATGGCTATTGTTATGTTGCTGACGGGACCTAACGGTGATCCCATCAAAACATTCGAGGATAAAGTTGTATGGGTCAAAGGAATGAAAGGATCTGAAAGAAGACTTGCTTTCATTAGAGGTGACTTGAATGCCACTAGGGAAAACCCTGCCGCATACAAGAAACACGTTTTACCTGTAATAGAAAAAGGTGATGCGTACACATGGTTCCATCATGGACTACTTGATGTTAGCACAGGACAGCATGGAAAGGATCCTAACTTCACTGAACCAACATTCGAGGCTTTGTATGAATCAACATATGGAGTTGCACCAAGTGGTGATTTCTATGACGCATACAAACTTGTAAAAAGTTGGAGAGATGCACTGCAAAAAGCATTTTGGGTAAACAAAGATAATCCTAACAAAGACAAACTTGTTGCCGCACTCGACAAAATGATAAACGATCCAGAGTCAGTTGCCGCCATCGAGAAGAAAGTAGGCAAGTACGAGTGGAGAACAGGCTCAGATGGTGATGCCGCTGTGAGAATACTAAAGTCATTTATCACACCCAAAGCATTAAAGACTTTGGCTAACTTTAAAAGCAAACAGTTAGGTTATAACACTGTCTACAAAGAAGAACTTACTGAGTAATGTATATTCTATTCACTGGTGCACCAGGTTCAAAATGGAGCAGTGTGGCCAAAAATATTTATAGGTCACCTGACATTGATCAATCTGACAGTACCAGTGAGAGGGCATACAACAAAGGAGAGGCAAGGCACATAGGATCATACTTTGATCCAGGTATGGAATTTAGAAATACCAGAGACAACTGGGATATACCTTTCTCTGGCAAAGGCAAAAGGATTATTAAGTCACACACATTTGCACACGAACTAGACGAACTTTCCACATTGGGCTATCCGATTGTCATCGTGTACCGTAATGACATAGAATGTCTAAAATGGTGGACAGATGCTGGTGGCTTTGATATTACATATCCCAATTACAGTTATTTTAAAGATCAAGAAACAATGTGGAATCATATACAATCTGAGAACAAAGACATGATGCAGTTTGTCAAAAACAATCAAAACAGGGTTACTTGTCCTGCAGACAATGTAGATCTTTGTAGAGCACTCAATATCAGTTTTCCGGACACCAAAGGCAGGATACATAATTACGAACAACACGATATCAAAATTTACTTGTACAAGCAATGAACAAAAAAATCTTTGCAAAATTACTGGGGCACAGCCAAAACGACCTTGATAAAATTACCCAACCTTACATACTAGAGACATTTGGTGTGGAAGTCAAAAGATGTGACACACTAGAGCAATATGTAGAAGCAATAGACGACGCCTGCCTACACAAATACTTCTCCAAGTATTGGCAAAACGACATGAAGAAATGGAAGTACTCGGGTCTAGCATTGATAGACGAAGTCAACAGTCTCAAACCACGTGCTGTGTTGGACGTAGGATGTGGTTATAACGAGTTCAAAGGCAAGATAGATAACCTTATTGGCATAGACCCATACAACGATCTGGCAGACTTTAAGACAGGCACGTTAGACTACAAGACTGACGAGAAGTTTGATGTCATATTGTGTTTAGGCTCAGTAAACTTTGGTAACAGAGATAAAATCATTGCCGAAATGGAAAAATGTGTAGAATTGTTAGCAGATGGAGGGACTATGTTCTTTAGGGTAAATCCAGGTGTGCAACACGATAAACCAGAAGCCAAATGGATAGAGTTCTATGCTTGGAATGTACCTTTTATAATAGAACTATCTAATATGTTTGATTTAGATATATTAGACATCAGGGACGACACTAACCAAAGGAAATACTTCATACTTAGAAAGAAGTTGACGAATTTGGCAAAAGAAAGTAAAATATAGTATATGAAAGTTAGAAAAACAGCAAAGACAACTATTAAGAAAAAGAACGTAAAAGGCAAGAAGAAAAGCGAAGAGCCAATTGTTAAAGTTCTCAATCTAAATGTTAATCCTGAGAATCCTAGGAATGGATTTTTTGAACTGGACTGGAATGATGAGTTCGTGAATATGCTACAGCAAAGTGGATATCAAGGGCAATCTGAAGAAGAGATCGTTGACAGATGGTTCCAAACACTCTGTAGGACTATCGGCAATGAGCAAGGAATAGACGTCACTGGATCTGGATACGTACAGATCAACAGACGTGACGACGGAAAGACTGAGGTATCATAATGGGTTATTTTTTACTTGGTGTTTTGATCGGTTGGATGGTTCCTAGACCTAAGTTCATAGGTAGGGCCGAAGCGGCGATATGGACTCCTATTAAGAAAAAACTTCCAAAGTTTACGCAAAACTGGTGGGGGTAGATGGGTGATTTCAAAATCCTCATACTTGCATACCTTATTGGGCATAGTCCTATAGAATCACAACAATATTTTCAAATGCGAGGATGGTTCAACACAATAGATGAATGCAAAGAAGAATTATTAAAAACAATGCCTGATGGTAGATATGAAGTTCTAAATGACTTTGTAGTGAAAGGTGACTTTAAATGGGATTGGCTACTTGCAGGATGTAAAAGTGAAACAACAGGTGAAGAATTCCAAGTTAAGCCTGATTATCCAAACGGCAAGCCAGAAGAACTAGAAGGCTTAGAATTTGGTCTGGACGAATTAAATGGAAAAATAATATGACACACATTCTCGTAGACACAGCAAACACATTCTTCCGTGCTAGACACGTGATCAGGGGTGACACTTCTGAGAAGGTTGGCATGGCCATACACATCATGATGAACAGCATAAAGAAGGCATGGCAGGACTTTGACGGCACACACGTGGTGTTCTGTTTAGAAGGACGTAGTTGGCGTAAAGATCACTACGCACCATACAAGAGAAACAGGAAAGAAACCATAGATGCCATGTCAGAGAAAGAGAAAGAAGAGAACGAAGTATTCTGGGAGTGTTACGATGACTTCTGTGATTTCATCAAAACAAAGACCAATGCGACTGTGCTTAGAAACCCAAGGGCAGAAGCGGATGATCTCATAGCAAGATGGATAGACAATCATCCGGATGACAATCATGTGATCATAAGCACTGACAAGGATCTTAACCAACTTGTGACACCACTGGTGAAACAGTACAATGGAATAAGCGAGATCACGCTCACACACGAAGGTTGGTTCGATGCAAAAGGGAAACCTGTAATAGATAAAAAATTGAAAGCACCTAAACCCGCTCCAGACACAGAATGGATGATATTCGAGAAGGCAATGAGAGGTGATCCTTCAGATAACATTTTTTCAGCATACCCAGGAGTGCGTACCAAAGGCACAAAGAACAAGATAGGATTACAAGAAGCATTCGCTGACAGGCACGAAAAAGGTTACACATGGAACAACCTGATGTTAAGCAAATGGGTCGACCATGATGGCAACGAACACAGAGTTTTGGAAGATTATGAACGAAATAGATTACTGGTTGATTTACACGCACAACCAGATGCCATAGTAGAAGAATTAGATCAGACTATTGAACAAGCAAAGGCCGAAAACAAAAGCATAGACCAAATTGGAATCAGATTCATGCGGTTCTGTGCCAAGTACGATTTAAATAGGATTAGTGAGCAGGCGCAACTGTATGTTGAGCCCTTTAATGCGAGGTTAGTATCATGACAGTGAGAGCAAAGACCCTAGTCAAGGACAAGTTCTGGATAGTTGAGCAAAACGGACAAAAACTAGGCACCCTTAGTAGGCAGGACAACAATGGCTGGATCTTCCTCAGCAAAAAAGATCAAAGGCAAGTTTTCCATACCAAAGAGAGCCTGTTCACAAGGTTTGGTTTCAACATATTTGATCAATCGGATGTGAAGAAAGCCGAAGATGAGATACAAACAGACAACTTTGACGTGCATGGATTTTCTTGTAGCCAGCATCCGTACAATCCGATGTTTGACGTGCAGAAGCAATTACCCGTTTACACAAAGGCACCGAATAGCAAGAGTCAGTTCTGTGCAGGTTATTACATAATCTGTTTCGAGAAGGGTTGGCGTAAGGCCTACTGTCCCAAGATGATAACCCTTTCGAGGTACGAGTACAAAGGCCCAATGAAGACCAAACTAGAAATGCAACAGGTATTGAACAATGCAGTCAAAGAATTCCAAGATACAAACTAGACCCATAGAGGATCTAATAGGTAGGATCAGAACCCTACGGCAAAAGGGTGAACGTCAGATCGTCATACCTGCCAAGGAAGCGGACCAATTGGCCGATAGCCTTACCCAAGTTATGACACGTATGGTCACCATACAAGAAGAGATTATAGAAGCGTTAAAGACCGCTCGAGAGGCACAGACGATCAACATCGAAATGGACGGCGGAGAGTTTAAAGGCAAATAGCAACACCAAAATTTTGGTAAATATAGTTGTAGGAGTATCTCAACTATGTCGAGACCAAAACCAATAGTGTTATTACAACACAGCAACAAAGCCACCTTCAAAATGGACGAGGTCCTAGCGGCGGAAGGCATCTGGGCTGTTTTCTACGATGGTAAACCGATCAACCTGAAGTCGTCGAGTTTGGTCGCCAATTACCCAGGTCCAAAATACAAGAAGGTGTCATTCTCCAACCCTGGACACGCAGAGAACCTGGCCAAGAAGTTGAACGCACAACATAACACAGACAAGTTTGCTGTTTACCTTTTGAAGACCGGTGAAAAATTCAAACGATAATTCCGCCCATTAAATAGCAATATGGATCGAAAGACAGCCTACACACGAACATTCCTCGAACTGCTGGAACAACCCACACACGACGAAAGCATCAAGACCAATTACTACACTTGGTGGCAGAATGTACGTGAAAGTTACCAGGCCAGATCTTTGCGACTAACAAAACAGGGTCTTGAGATGCTAGAAAAACTAGACATCAAGACATACGACATCAAGTTTCCTGCCAAAGTAATATTCACTCCTCAAACATATCTTTGGTTGGATGAATTCGTTGACTGCCCATACTTTGTTGACAAGAAAAAGATAATTGTTACCATGGAAAAAATGGCATTACAACTGATGCTTTTCGCTGGAGATATCACAAAATATGGACTTTCAAGGGCAATGAGCAAAATGGATGAACAAAAAAGTCAATAAAACTGCGACTTTTTAGCCACATTTACCAGGTTGACCATATACACATTCCTGCTATAATGGTATTATAAACATTTTAAAAAGGAGCGTACAAAATGGCAAAAGCAAAGAACAAAGAGGCCGCAATAGGCAGTCAAAACAGAACAGTTTCACCTAACGAGGCGAAATCAGCATTAACACATTGTATTAAATTACAGAGACCGATCATGATGTGGGGTGCACCAGGTATTGGTAAATCCGACATTGTAAAACAGATAGCAGACGCAGAAGCAAGAGAGGTCATTGACATCAGACTTCCTTTATGGGAACCAACAGATATCAAAGGTATTCCTTATTACAATTCAAAAGAGAACAACATGGTTTGGGCAAGTCCGGCAGAACTGCCAACTGATCCCAAGTCTAATGCAATAGTTTTCTTGGATGAGTTGAACTCAGCGGCTCCGGCAGTACAGGCGGCGGCATATCAACTTATATTGAACAGGAGAGTGGGACAGTATCACCTACCAGAAGGCGTGTCGATCGTTGCGGCGGGTAACAGAGACTCAGACAAAGGTGTCACATACAGGATGCCGGCTCCGTTGGCAAACAGATTCGTCCACATTGAACTTAGAGTGGACTTCGAGGACTGGTTACAGTGGGCAACTAATGAACACATACACGCAGACGTCGTGGGTTACTGCACATTCGCCAAACAAGATTTATACGATTTTGATCCTAGAGGTAGTTCTAGATCATTTGCAACTCCAAGATCATGGAGTTTCGTTTCCCAACTTCTATCAGATGACCTGCCAGAAAGTACGCTCACTGACCTCGTTGCAGGTTGCGTAGGAGAAGGCCTGGCCGTTAAGTTTATGAATCATCGTAAGATTAGCGGCCAGTTACCTAACCCATCTGATATATTGAGCGGTAAGGTTAAAGACCTTAAGAGTAAAGAAATATCAGCGATGTATTCGTTGACAGTTTCTCTGTGCTATGAACTACAACAGGCACACGAGAAGAAAGACAAAACTTGGAATGAACAAGCAGACAGGTTCTTCAACTACATGATGGACAACTTTGAGACAGAGTTGGTTGTTATGGGTGCGAAGATTGCCTTAACAAACTACAAACTTCCGTTCGATCCTAGCAAGTTAAAATCATTTGATAGGTTCCATAAGAAGTTTGGCAAGTATGTCATAACTGCTATGGAGTCTAAATAATGGCTGACTATCACGATCAAAGAATAATAGACAAACTAGTGACAGCAAGGATTGCCTTGTTATTGAAACACCCTTTCTTTGGCAACCTTGCAACTAGATTGAAACTGATTAATGCAGACGACTGGTGTCCCACAGCAGGTACAGATGGCAGACATTTCTTCTATAACACTAAATTTATAGATTCACTTACACCCAAAGAGGCAGAATTCTTGTTTGGACATGAAGTGTTGCACAATGTATTTGAACACATGCTTGTAAGGATTGGTGACAGGGATCCACAACTTTGGAACATCGCGGCGGACTATGCCGTTAACCAGATATTGAAAGATTCTAACATCGGCGAAATGCCTAAAGGCAAAAAAGGTGAGAACAAAGGCTTCCAGGATGACAAATACAAGGACTGGGCATCAGAAAGAATATATGATGACCTTTTCAAACAGGCAAAGAAGAACGGTAAGAAGATGTTGGAGAAGATGGGTGAACTAATGGACGATCACCAAGAGTGGGGCAAAGATGGTGCCGGCCAAGGGAAAGAGAGTAAAAATGGCAAGAAGGGTGGCAAAGGGAAACCTGTATACACCAAGGAAGAGCTGAAGAAGATAAGAGATGAAGTCAAAGAAGCAATGGTCAGTGCCGCACAATCCACAGGTGCCAGTAACCTACCAGGTGCGTTGCAAAGACTGGTCAAGGATCTTACTGAGCCTAAGATGGATTGGAGAGAAATATTACAACAACAAATAATGAGTACTATGAAATCTGACTACACATGGATGAGACCTAGTAGAAAATCATGGCATACATCTGCTATATTGCCGGGACAAAACAATGACGAGATGATTGATATTTGTTTGTCTCTAGATGCAAGTGGCAGTATTAGTAATGAACAATGCCGAGAGTTTCTTACAGAGGTAAAAAATATAATGGATCAATACAAAGATTACAGAATCCACCTTTGGAGTTTTGATACAGAGGTGTTTAATCCAAAAATATTTACGCCTGACAACGCAGATGAATTGTTGGACTACACACTTGGTTCAGGTGGTGGTACGGAGTTCGAGTGCAACTGGAGATACATGAAAGATCAAGGCATAGAGCCTAAGAAATTCGTGATGTTCACAGATGGTTGGCCTTTTGATAGTTGGGGTGATGAACACTACTGCGACACAATATTTTTAATAAACAATCCATATGAGAGAGATATCGAAGCACCATTTGGCTTAACGGTACAGTACAATGATTAAAAATTTAAAAAAATTTGGTAAAGAATTAATGAAAGAACCATGGGTAATAACAAGTTGGATTGTAACGGTTGCCTGCCTAATAGCAATAATATGGAGTTCATAAAATGAGAAAAAGAGAACTGTGGTATTCGGGTAGCATGATCAAAGTAAAGTCATTCAAAAATTGGATGATAGATACTGCCACGATATTGTTTGATGATGATAAAAATGCTTTAAGGGCACTACCAAAAATGGTGAGACTACAAATATTGGTAGTGTTAAGTTTTGTATGGAGCACAGTGTTCGCGGTATACTTTTTTTCCATGGCAACCATGCTATGGGGTTGGGTAGGTCTTGTGGTAGGACATCTTGGAATAATATTTGCTGTGTACTACACATTCAAACAATTCCATAATATGCCGTATGATAAAAAACCAGACCCTAACGATCCGCCTTTGTATGATGATGTGTGGTATGGATCATGAGTAAGTATATTGTAATAGTAATGATGTTCGTAGATATTCTACAAATGGATCAAGGAGAAGCGTGAGAATCAATCCAAATAATTTTTTCAAAAGAGAACTAGACATACTGCCACCACACTTTGTGAATACTGTGGTAAAAGCCCATGAGGCCGACGTCGAACAAATGCGTAAGTGGATTTATGAAAACTGTCACGGAAGGTATTCAATTACCAAGGATGTCATATACCAAAGTGATACTTCAAGGTCAGTCACTGTGCTTGGTTTTGAGGAACCAGGTGACCTTACATTGTTTGCACTCAGTGGCGTTGCTCAGAAGTTCTCAAAATAGCCGTTGCTAAACATAATTAATTTTAGTATAATATACGTATATTAATACCAATTGCAATTAGGAGAATAACAAATGGCAACCAAAAAGAAGAACTTAAAGAAGCCAGAAAAAGCAACTGCTTCAGCGGCACCGACGGGTACTGCACCTGCAGGACAACAGGCTCCACAACCGGATCCAACTGCTTTGTCTATAGGCGATCTTAAGAATCTCTCAACCATACTTGATGTGGCATCCACTAGGGGTGCGTTCAAGGCCAACGAAATGGCAGGTGTGGGATTTCTTTACAACAAACTACAGGCGTTCCTAGCCAAGGTGGCACCGGAACTAAAACCTGAAAATGCTACGGCCGAGGAGAAAAAATAATGGCAAACTTAATGAACGTGAACAGCCAGGCTATGCCAATGGGCGACAACACTGGACAAGCCGGTGATGGAGCAACAGGTCCAAAAAGACACTTCAAACATATCGGAGAACTTGCGGACAGCTCAAAGGCAAAGGTAGTGATCCTTTACAGGACTGTACCAGGCGAGGCGGACAACTGCCTAGTGGTAGGTACTAAATTCTTGCCGGACATGTACCACAACGGACTTATGAAGGCCGTTGAATCAGAAGGCGGGCAGGACGCAGACGAATTAGCTGAATACCTAGGTAGGCAGACTTTCGCTGATGGTACTAATATGTTGTCAATGCTACACAATGACAACTACATCAAGAAGTTCAAGACCAAGGAGATAATGGTCACGTACGGATCAGGCGAAGACGGCAGGATACTGTTGAACAAGTTGAACGAAATGATAGCTAAGGATAAAGGCGTGTCTGTAAAAGATCTTGCCAAAGATCCAGAGGCAGACGAAAAGAAGGCACCAGCCAACAAAGCAACTAAGAAAGCGGATGCCAAAGAAACAGCGTCCAAAGAATAGCAATTGGGTACAGTTGACGAAGCACTTCGTCAAAGAATGGCCGGAGGTGCTGGATGGTTTACAATTCCAGAACATGCCGGTCAAGTACCTGTTGTACGTCAACTTAATTCTCAAAAATAATGTCACGATTCACTACGACATACAGAAGGAACTCAAAACCAAGAAGCAGGAGACTATCGCTAGGTTCCTAAAGAAAACAATACAAAACAATTACGTCAAAATTAAATCAGTGGATCTCAAGTTTGATGTTCCGAGACTGAAGAAGGACATGGAGTCCAGGACTTCGCTATTAATGGCTAAGACTTTTAGAAAGTAGATCTAAATTTTTTGCTACAGCGATAGCGTTGTCTACATCAGATATTGGCTTGCGTTTTTCAGTGACGCACTCCACAAACTCTATCAATTCATTGCGCAACGGATTTGATTCAACCTTGAACTCTTCTATCATGGGCTCGTAATTCATCCTATTTTCATTCCAGATATTTGTTGTGAGCCTGATTACTCTCTTCTCTTCATCCCAGAATATCATCCCTTTTGTTCCCACTATGGCTGTGGTGCGCACTTTCTCTGGATAGTACCAACTCAAGTTGAATTTTACTGGGACTTGATTACAAGTGAATGTAAATTCGTCCCTATCATTTTGTGCCTTCCCACTGAAATTGTGTCCTACATGTTTGATATCCCTGAATTCATGTTCGCCCAGCCAGTGGTGTATGATGCTGACATCGTGCGGTGCGAGGCTGAGCAGTGTACTAATCTTGGTCTGGAACCTGCCCCAGTTCATTCTATTCATCTCGATGTGTTGGACGTCTCCTATCCTTGGCAATAATTCCTTGATTTTATGCACACGATCGTTGTATAAGAATATGTGTCCCACCATCAGTGTCTGGTCCCTTAGAAAACTTTTTATTATGCGACATTCGGTACAAGTGAGGGACAACGGTTTCTCAACATACACGTTTTTTTCTTTTTGTAACAATGATATGGTCTGCACATGATGATCCCAGGCAGGAGTCGCAAGTACCACATTATCATATTGAATATCATCAAGACTCTTGCCATGCTTAATGTCTATAATCTCTACATGTGTTACGCCAGGAATAGTTTGTAATTCATTCTGTAGTTTGGACCCCCAGTATCCTGCCCCGACAAGACTAATTTGCATAGAACTCCTTAATTGCTGTTATTATGTATTCCTGATGGTGTTGTGGCAGTGTGTGATAACATGGAAGGCTTAATATGTTTTTACAGATGTATTCTGTCCTTGGCAGTGTTGTTCCGTCATTAAATGCCTTTGTCTTGTGAGTTGGAAATTTGTAGTGTATATTGGTGGCTATGCCTCTGTCCTTGAGGGACCTTTGTAATTTATCTCTTGTGCCTTTTGGCGTTTCGATCACATACACATAATACGAATGCAGTGCCCACGGTGCCTCTTCTGGACAAGTGACGACATTTGAAAGTTGTTCGGTGTATCTTCTGCACACTTCACGCTTTTGTCTTAACCATTTGTCTATGTGTTTCAACTTGGATTGGACAATGACTGCCTGCATATTGTCTATCCTTGCATTGTACCCCACCACATCATACTCGAACTTTGTTTTCCTGCCGTGGTCCCTGTACATTCTAACCTTATTAACTAGTTTCTTGCTACCTGTGACAGCACCCGCATCTCCCATCGCTCCCAGGTTCTTTACAGGATTGAAACTGAAACAGGTTAGGTCAACTAGGTTGCCCACTTTTTTGCCTTTGTACTCGGCACCGAAACTTTGAGCGGCATCCTCGATCAACTTTATCTTGTATTTCTTTGCGAATTTTTTAAGCCTGTCTATGTCTGGTGTCTGCCCGTAAAGGTCAACAAAAAGTATCGCCGCTGGAGGACAATCTGGATTGAATTCAGGTAGTTGGTCAAAATCCATATGATAATATTGATCTATGTCTACAAAAGTCGGAGTGGCATTGACGTTGACTATTGCCTCAGTGGTCGAAACGAATGTGTGTCCTACCGTCCAGACCTCGTCGCCTGTGCCTATGTCTAAGGCTTTCAAAGCACAAGTAAGCGCATTCGTCCCTGACCCAATACTGGCACAGTCCTGTGCACCAGTGTATTCACAGATTGCTTTCTCAAATTTGTCCACGATAGGGCCTGTGATGAAGTCAGACCGTGTAATGATATCCGCAATTGCCATGTCTATCTCTGCTTGTACCTCCTCGTACTGGGGGTATAGATCTACAAAAGGTATCTTAATATTTTGATTCATAGTATTTTTTTAACCATTCGAAGTCATATGATAGCATAAGTTTTTTATGATCGCTACCATGTGTTTGGTAATATTGCTGAGCGTCCTTGGCACCTTTCAATGACCATTCACCATTCTCAGTTTCTCCCACTGTCGTCCATTTTACAAGCCTATACCTGTTTTCTACCGTTGGCTTGTTTTGACAAAGTTTAATCACTTCCCTGAACGCAGTCCTCCAGGCTAGGTATGGTGTTTCGTTGTAGTGATTGATTGCAGACAAAATTGGTACCCAATCATGAGGTGCAGACAGAGTGAAGTCTAATCCGGGCGTTGTGGTCTGAAGTACCAATTTCTTATTATAAAGCAATACGGCTCCATGGCCGTACTCCAACCCATTTACCGGGTTTTTACAATTGAATATGTAATGGCAAGGATTTTTCATCCTGTCTGGTTGGAAGTCAAACTTGAAGGAATCTACTATCTCTAATTTTGGGAAAACAGCAAAGAAATAATCGGTGTCACTCATTGAGGCGGCAGTGATGTAAGCAAGTGTTTGTCCGCCAACTCCTTTGCACCATTTTGCTCTAGGGTGTTTTGCTTTCAGCTCGTTGAACCGTTTTTCAGCACTTGGCTCATCGTATGATATGAACACGATGTCCATTGGACTGACTTCGTACTCGAGATCAAAATGCACTGCTCGTTTAACATCATAGAACTGTTTGATGTTATCTTGGTGTGGCACCAGCATTATATCCTTGGTCTTGCCCCAAGAGTACAGTTTCACATCTTCCCAGAAACTGGGAAAGAAGTTTGGAATTATTTTAGGATCAATGTCCTTGTTATGTAACCACTTGTAGTAATTTGGTCCACCACTATGGTATGCCTCGTAGGGATCTTTTAGTTTGAATGCAGTTTTTGATATCCAGTTTTGGAAAAGATTATTGTGCGGATGATAGTTTATATCTTTGAAATCTCTTAAAAATTTTAGATCATTAATTTGCTGTTTTAATTCGCGTGTTGGTATGAGAAATACATTGCCCTCTTTGTTTGTGCCACCTAATGGGTGTGTATTGTACCAAACATGGATTTGTGCCTTCTCGTGTTGCTCGGGTAGATAGTCCAGATCCATTGTTTTAAGCTCCATAAAGTTGGCGAAGAACCAGAAATATTCCGTGCGCACATCATTGATCACTGATTTCAACACTGTAAGATAGCTCTCAACGAAAGGCACCACCCTTGTGTTTGCAAAAGGTGACTCGATGTGTTTTGTGTGTTTAAACCTTACCTGTATACTGTCGAATCCAAGCATAATAACTTTGTAATCCTTGTTTGAGAGAATATTGAGGCTCATATCCTAACAAGTTTTTTGCTCTAGATATGTCCAGAGTACCACGTGATGGATATAAACTATGATCACCTATGTCTTCCACATCTGATTTACTGCCTGTAATATCAATAATTGTTTCTGCAAGTATTCTAAGGCTAGTGGCGTTGCCTGCTGTAATATTAAAACTAGTATTGTTAACATCAGATAAAGCGGCTTTCACAATGCCATATGCGGCATCTTGCCTGTATGTAAAATCCACTTTGTTGTTTCCGTTGTGCAAGGTGATTGTTTCGTTCTTCATGGCTTTTTGAAAAAATTTTGACACAACTCTATCTGGCAAATCTCCTGGACCATACACTCCACTGGGTCTTACTATATTATAGTTCAAGCCATCGCGTTTAGCAAACAATTTAGTTAAGCGTTCACCTGTTAATTTTGCTTCTCCATAGATATTTTTTGGTTTAGTGTTTGAGTCTTCTTTTGTGCCATCAACAAAGTCTCCGTATACCATACTACTACTGATGTATACAAACTTTTTCACGTTAAATTTTGAAGAATGCCAAAGCAGGTTTGTTGTGGTGTCTATGACTTTTGGAATCCCAACAATTGGATCCTGATCTACAATTTTTGCTCTGGGATAGGTTGCTAGATGTATAACAACATCTGGCTTGGAACTGAAAACATTAAGACATACATCTCTATCAAGTATGTCGCCTACTTTATCTTGCACTAGTTTTTTGTTCCAGTTTCTTGATCGCCATTGCATTAGTTCCAGCAAGTCAGATTTGGCCATAATTCCGTATGTGTCTTGATTATCTATTGAAATAACCTTGTGGCCTTCTTGTGTTAATTTTTCTATTATTTTGGATCCTATAAATCCTCGTCCGCCTGTGATTAAAAATTTCATTACAATACTTTCACTCCGTATTTTTTGGTAAATGCTTTACCATCTGCTACGTCATTTACAATTGGTTGTCCTTTAATATTCAAACTTGTGTTTAAAATTATAGGACAGCCTGTTTCTTTTTTCCAGGCTTCAAGCAATTCATAAAACCCTTCATTATCGCTTTTTGACACGGTTTGCACACGACTTGTGTTATCATAGTGTATTATGGCAGGGAACGTTTTACCATGCGTACACGCCGCTGTATATTGCATATAAGGGGTGTTTTTGACGCCTGTAGGTAGGTCAAAATGCTCGTGTACATGCTCTTCTAGTATCGCCGGCGCAAACGGCCTGAACTTCTGTCTGCGTTTGATTTGATTTACCAAATCCTTAATTTCCGGACCACGTGGATCTGCCAACAGTGATCTATTACCAAGTGCTCTAGGACCAAATTCTGCTCTACCGTTGGCAACTCCTACCATTTTATTTTCTTTCAATTCTTTTATAATTTTATCTACAGGATATTCACCTTCTATGTCATGGCCAAGAAATGGATGTTGCCATTCCAAGTGTTGTTTTTCACTTGCGGCAATACACCCAATAGATGATCCTGCATCTCCGGGGTTGGGGATAATCCATATATTATCAAACAATCCAAGGTTAGCTAAAACTTTATTGGCAGCACAGTTCAAAGCAACTCCTCCCGCATATACTAAATTACGTGAGCCGTACTTGCTTGCTCTTTGCCAAAGGTCAGCAAGACATTCTTCGGTTACTGCTTGCACACTTGCGGCAAGATCCATAACATCTGCTTCTGGATGCCAGTCACTAAGACCTCTGTGTAAATTCTTTTTTAATTTAAACGGTGACTGATGCACAAAGTCATTGTATATTTGATCTTTGTACTTTGGTTTGCCATAAGCCGCCATACCCATCAAAATGTATTCTTCTTCTGCTGGCTTTAGTCCGCATCTGTGTGTAAATGCTGAATACAATATACCTACGCTGTGAGGATACTGTATTGTTTCTTTTCTTTCTATCCAAACTTTTTCTGCTGTTGATATTGATACGGTGTCCCATTCTCCTATAGCATCTACTGTTAGTATTGTTGCTTCTCTGAAAGGTGAAGTAAAGTATCCTGCGGCGGCATGTGAATCATGATGTTTTACATATTCATCTATTTTTATGTTGAAATGATCGAGATGCCATTGTGGCATTTCTGTGTAACTAAAGGCCGTACCATATTGCCCAGCATACAATTGTCTAGTTTTTTTCAACCAAGGCTTTTCATAGTACACAACTTTTTTAAAAGGACCATAGGTCATGGCTTCATCTACTATTGCTTGATTTAAGTAGTGATCATTTTTTACTTTGGAATAACGCTCTGCATGTGCGGCCCATAAAATTTTGCCTAGGCCGTCTTTTATTTCCACCACTGCCATAGCGGCGTCATGGTTCATACAATTAATACCTAATATTCTCATCTGCCAAACTCCAAACCAATCACAAACCCTATGTTCTCTGCACCATTGTGTTTTTCATATGCAGGAGATATAAAAAAATTTCCTTGTTTGTATCTAATCATTGGTAGCATGTCTGTTGCTGTGTAACCTGTCACCAGGCCAAGTTCTATATGTCCTTTGGCCAGTTCAAATTGTTTGCCTATGTATGCACTGACACGATCTTCTGAATTGTAATACACACCCGCTATATTGTCGTCAATTGTGCACCTAGCATGTGGATGTATATTATTGTAATTTGCTTCGAGGCCCATGTGCATGGAAAGTGCTAAGAATAATCCTAAGCAGTTCATTTTACTTTAAGGAATCCTTTCGCTTTGACCAAAGCAGTTTCCCAATCTTCTAGGCTTATATCATACTCAAAATTCTGTGTCGTTTCGTTGACCTGTAGTTCCTTGGCACCGTTCTTGATGTGGAAATTCCTGGCCATATCTGTGAGTGGTGATAGTGTTACTAGTCTATTCAAGTGATTTGAGTTTTTCACCATCTTGTAAACTTCATCTACTATCGCACGTCCGCCCCCTTTCTTCTTGGCCCAGACGGTGTATGCTATTGCAATAGATCCTTGCACACCTGCTCTGTGTACAGATTGTAGCGCCGCATCGTAACTCATCTCCTCCATTTCCTCAACTGTCTTTGGAACTTCGTTTGTGAATGCAAAACACATAATTGCAGATATTTCCCCTACGTCGTCTTTCAATCCAAATATCTTCCTACCATATGATTGCCTGAATTGCAGATCAAGTTCTGGACGCACAGGATCTTCCTTGACATCAATGTAGGGTAGCTCCACCAATTGGTACTTAGATTCCTTTATCTTCTGCTTGGTGTATGCCTCTAGAGTTTTGTAGTTCTTGTTAGTGTAGGATTGTAACCGAGAAAATTTCTCCATAAGTCCAGTGACGGATGGATGCTCTTTCCACCTTTCTAGAACTTCTTTGAGTTTTTCTCTGTTTATAATTTTCATCTTTTATTTGTATATGAATGGGTCTTTCTTCTTGAGCTCTTTCAATCTCTTCCTGTACTTGACCTCCTGTTTTATTTTGTTGATCAAGTTCTTTATCCATGTGAACATTATCTGCCTCCTATCAGTTTGGTAAAAGTTGGTAACATCAATTGTACAGCATCCTCATGCGCCTTGTCAAGTGGATGGGTGGTCCCACGTTCATAATCATTCAAAAACGCCCACTGATTGAATCCCATGCACCTCTCACCGAAGAAAAACCATTTGCTTAGATCTATCTCAGCATGAAGGTCATGCATGAATCTGTCCTGTCCACTGTGCTCTTCTAAATTGTTATAAAAAAGCGAGTTGTCTGCAAGAGTAAACATGTATGGAATTTTCTTCTTTTCTAAGATGTTTTGCAACCATATGATACTTTTCCAACTTAGGTAGGTTTCATGATACTCATTGGCGGCATATTTGTAGACGGATTCGGCCAATTCCCGAACACCTGTGTCTTGCATGATTTTTTGTCTTGTTCTCCACTCCTGTTGCTGTGTTTCAGAGCCTTGCAAGATATGAAATGCTTCATCATTACCGGCATTTGTGTCCCATGGTGAAATGGATGTCCACCGTGTGTCCTCCAATGCCCTGTGTCTGGGCATGGCCCAATCATATCTGGACAGGAAACTCCACATTACGACCACACCATCTACTGGCAGGTTCTTAGATATGTTTTGGAAAACTCTCCTTGCAATGGCTTGGTTCCCCAAACCGCCAAACGCAGTGCATACATATTCTGCGCTTATCTTGTTTGACAGCTTATATGCCCAACTTTTTTCCGATGGTGTCTTGCCATCCACGTCGTCGCTCAGTTCATTTCCAAATGTAAAACTGCATCCGCCTGCTATTATCCTAGTCATATATATGTAGTACCTTATTTAAAAGTGGAAACACATCACCAAAATTTTCATTCCTATATTTGTCAGTTTGTAAAATTCTTTGTTTTCTTTCTGCTCTAATTTTTTCTTCATCTCTATTCTCAGCATTCATAAATCTCAATGTTGGCTTAAAATCTGTAAGCATGTTGTATCTGCTGTTGACTATGTTTTTTACTTGATTAGGTAATGTTTGAATATTGAAATACGGCGGATCAAAGCAAGTGTTTACATAAAAATATTTAGGCTGATATTGTGCTACCCATAAAGCAATTTTTGCCAAACTAAAAATGTTAAAAATATTTACAGTTGTACAAATTTGAAACTCCATATTTTCAGTTTGATTGTTTTTAAATTTTACAAGGTTCTGATTGACTTCCCTCCATTTTGCTGGATGTCTTTGATATTCAAACTGTTCACCTACGTCGTCAATGCTAAAAGCAATTTCAACCCTTTTAAAATAACTCCATAAATCAAATATTTCTTTTGGAGGTAGTTGTGTGCCATTTGTGTTATAATGTATGTCAATATTTTTAGCGTACCCGTTTTCAACACAATGCATTAATATTTTGAAATGATTTTTAATCATAAAGGGCTCTCCCCCTGTAAATTCAAAAAATTCTGCATCTGATAAACTATCCTTAATATCATCAAAAAATTGCGGCTGTTTTTTTGGCCATCCGCCCTCGGTTAAATTTTTTCTTGCTACAGGATTATCCCCATAATCCATTTCTTCTTGAGCCCATTTACTTGAACTCCAGCTTCCACATATTCTACATTTAAGATTACACACATTTCCCAGCTTGAAATCAATAAATTTTAAATTAGGCTTACTATCTGGTGACCAGTTTGTCAAACTATTCCGCATTTTATAAATTGAATTCATACGTTTTGATGTCTTCCCTGCGTCTTCTTCTGCCCAACAATTTGTGCATCCTTTTGGTCTTTCTCCAGAGCGAAATTCACTCCTTAAATTTTCCATGTATTTGTTTTGTTGTATATCTTGTAAGCTTTCTCGATAAACTTTTACGCCAGGTACTTGTCCTTTATATAAACAACAAGGCGCGGCTCCACCATTTACGCCAACTTCAAGACTAGTCCACGGTAAAGGACATATATTGCTTTTTAAATATCGTTCCACCATTCCAAAACCTTTTTATTTTTTCCTAATATTCTTTTTATGTCTGTACCACGCCTTTGATCAATTTTTTCACATTGCCCTTTTCCATTTTTCCATCCCTTGGCACAAGTCTCATTATCATATTTCTGATCATTGGTAGGATGATTTTTAATGTCTTGCAAGCCTTCAATAAATGCAATATTAAACACATTCTTTTTTTGATCACTTATTTTATTTTGAACATCTTCAATCATAGGATGCAATAAAGATTTTGGCATGAACAACGGTGACATGTATACACTTGGGTCAAAGCTAAAAACTTTTTTACACAATAATGGCATTTTAAGTTCATTTTGTAGATCCCACATGTTTTCGAGATCAAATACGCCAGGTAAAGTTACAGTCAGATCTAATTGCATCTGTCTCGGATGTTTCATGAATTTTTTTCCATATTTCATATTTGCTAGCCATTCCTTATAATTCAAACCTGATCTTACATATTCGCCAATTTCTCCCGTACCGTCTATAGATGCATTAATCTGCCAGTCCTTAAATTTACTTAAAATATCATCAAATAAGTTGTGTTTATAAAATTTTATTCTACTCATATTTGAATTATATCTAGCGTACACTTGATCACTATAACCCAAATCAATAACCCTCTGCATAGCGGTCCAATGTATCTTCCACATCAATGGTTCGCCTCCGCACCAATACAACTCTTTTACTGTTTTGTTTTCAACTGATCTCATAAATTCTTTTACAATGTGCTGGTCATGAAATTTTTGTAGCTGTGTTTTTATATCTTTTTTTGTCCAAACATTTTTGTTTTCGTATTCGTCTTTGTTTTCAAATTTTTTATTTTCTGCCTCCCATGAGCTAGACAACATATCACCACACATTCGACATGTGAAATTACACAGGTTGGAAAATCTGTAGTCCCAACTAACCACATCCATTGTGGTAGCACCTGTTTCGTCAGTGGATTCAAATGCTTCATCAATACTATCTTTATAAAATCTATTAAAATGTTGGCGATATACTTGGCTATTAAGTAATTTGTGATTACAAGTTACACATTGTGGAATCTCTTCACCTTTTAATAATTTAAGTCTAATGGATTTCATATATTCTGAATTCCAATGCTCGTCTAACGTATCCAATTTTAATTTTCCAACTGGCTTATTACGATCAATATATTGTGAAAAATTTTGTGAATCTTCTCGACTAGAACAACATAGTCTCCTTTCCATTTGCGGTGATACAAAAGTATGTGTCCAAGGCGCCATACAAAATGTTTTATTTCCGTCTTTAGGTTTTATTCTTGTCATATTTCTCAAATAAATCCTTCCACTCTGGAAATGTTTCTAAAGTACTTTCATTACGTATTTGATCATATCTTTTTGTATTTGAAAAAAATAAATCCAAATGTTTTTGATTATCTGTTTTATACATCCAATCTATCGCAGATTCAAATCCTTTAGTTGCACGTGTCAAAGGATCACTATTTTTAAGCCAAATAAAATGCTCATGATATCTATCTTTCACTCTTTGTTTATGCTCAGGCGGTAATATATCCATACGTTGCCATAAAGGATGTTGTAATAAATTAAAATTAAAATCCTGTGCTTTTATCAATCCTTGTTCAACCCAACTTTTATGAAAGTCACACACATGTAAACTATTTGTTAAGCCAACAGTAGAACTAATATAAAAATCAACTTGTGGACACACTTCCATCATTCTTTTTCTGTTTGCCACAGTTTCTTCCCATTTAGTCCCTTTACGCATTAATTCTGCTCTAGGACCTTCGGCATCCAGACTTGCTCCAACTGACACAGAGTCAAATTTATTCCATAATTCAAAAACATCAATGTCTTTAAATTTAGTTTTACTGAAATTAGTGTTGTAAATTAATCTTACATGATACATTTTACGTCTGTCTAATTCTTTTAAAATCCTGTAGTGCTCTTCCATTATAATTGGCTCGCCGCCAGCAAAATAAAATTGTTCAGCGTATTCAAAACTTTCTAACATTTGTTCCCAAAGGTCATTAGTGTTTCTACCTACTTTCATAATTTTTGCATGAGGAGGAGGACTACCTGTAAGTTTTTTATGGTCCTCGTACCAATTTGAACTGAACCATGTTCCGCAACTTCTACATGCCATATTACATAAGTTTGAAAAGCGTATATCCCAATATTTCATTACAAAGTCTGCTGTACCGTCAGGTAAAGTATTATGAACCAGAGGTACATTGTGTCCAAAGTGTTTGTTTGAACTTAACCGCAATGAGAAAAAACCAGATTTTTCTTGATCGTAACATTTCATACACTCTCGTGACTTTTTGTTATTCAACATTCTTACACGCATTTCTTTCATTTTATCGCCATTAAAAACCTCCTTCAAACTTTGCTTGTTCAAATCGCCAACTGGATATGGATCAAAAGCAAAACAACAAGGATATGCTCTACCGTCGGGATATGCATGTAGATGCATCCACGGCAACATGCAAAACGTTTCAGAATCTATCAGCAACTCCTTTTCCCTAGGGGTCATATCTTTAATTTTTAATTTTTCAGGCTCTTTGGCCCCGTACTCATATGCCACGATACCATTCTCCTATTATTGGAAAAGTCTTTTCAAAGTCTTTATCTCTACGTTTATCATATTGACTGTAAAATGTTTTAAAATCTTTTTGAAGTTTAGTTTGTTCTGCCGCACCGGCATGTGGAGTTTTAACAACATCTAAATAATCTATCAATCTTTGTGTGTGATTAACTTCCATTTCTTCCAACCATTTCTCATTAGTAGTTAAGAACTTTTCAATGTCACCTTTAAATTTATTCCTTAAATCGTCTGGCAAAATTAATGGCGATTGAAAACTAGGAAAACGTAAAATGTTCAAAGTAAAATTTAATGGCGTCTTATAAACACGATTTGTACAATCTTTCAAGTACACTAAAGTTTCTAAAAACTCTGCAAGAGATTCTAAGCATAATGCGTTAATTGTACACATGTTATGAATTTGCATTGGAACTTTATGTATCATAAAATCCACCATGTTTTTGTACCATTCAATGTAATCTAAACCGTCCCTAATGTATTCCGCTTGTTTGAATGTTGCCTCATTTGATGTATACAATTCAAATCTATCAAAATTTTTCAATTTGTCTTTGAATCTATTCATGACTTTATCGTTTGCACACAAATTAGAATTTATTGCAAGTCGCATGTTTGGATTCATTTTGTAACCCTGTGTTTCAATCCAATCAAGCAATCTCCATAAATTAGGTGACATCATAGGTTCTCCACCTGTGATCCGAAGTTCATCTAAACTTTTGTGTAGGTCAGTTTCCCACCATTTGTAAAATGCCTCCACATAAGGATTGGTTTCATCTTTTTTGTATGGTTCTGCACTTTCATGACTGTGGGTAAAATGATTTCTACCATCTGATGCCAGTCCTGTGTAAGCACCTTTTTGTTTTATATCATTTGCCCAAGTTGTGCTAAAAGCAGGATTACAATATGTACAAGCAAACTGGCAGGTTCTATCAAATGCAATTTCCAAAGTTTTTAAGTTCACATCATCTCTATAATCATTTTTGAATGCCTTGTCCAATGATTCATTACTGAAAATTTTTGACTTGTAAACTCTATCACTAATTGCATCTCTCCCAATATCTTCTATCTTCCAGCAATATTCACAACCTGCAGGTCTCTCACCACACTGCATCTGTCTACGTTGTTCCTTCTTTTGTACAGTGTTGTGTATGGCACTTGGATTTGTTTTTATTTCTTCCAGATCAATTTTGTGTGGTAGAGGATGATGACAACTTGTTGTCATTCCACTGCCTAGCCATATCGTTGCATTGTACCATTTGGCTCCACAAAAACTTGCAGACTTTGTGTCTAATATTTGTTTTTTATATTCTAAATCATTCATGCGTGTTTGCACTCCTGCCAAAACTCC